AGATCAATTAATTACACACGTTATTCCGTAGAGCCCTTTTTTTTATGCCGCTGAACAGATATTTGTATCTGATTTCATTTTATTCAGTGTTGCTTCTGTCCATTGTTTACGATTACCAAAGACGCGCTCTGGTGGATACTTTGCCAAGTAGTGCTTTTTGAATGTATTTACACAGATTCCAAGTTCTGCGGCAACTTTAACCATTGGATACCAATTCATTTCTGTCTTTCCTATAAACTTTTCAAATATTCAAATGCTTGGTGTGCAGTACTGACACACATGACGCTGTATTCGGTACCGTTATGCTCAAAAATTTGTGCTTCTGTGAGCGTCCAGCGCAATTGTTTATATTCTTTTAACTCTGTACACGACAAAAATAGATAACTCATTGAAATAATGTCACAATAATTGTTTTCTAACGACGAATACTATGACACATCTCAATGAGTTATATCTTATCTTAAACAAATCTCTAAAATGGAACAAGTCACATTTAAAGTGCTTTGCGCTCATCATGCTTGTGATCATTTTAAAGCAAACATGTAATCTTTCTTCTGCATCTAAAGCCTTGCCCATCAAGTGCTTACCACAATCATTTTATCGACGTATGCAGCGCTTCTTTGCAGGTCAGTATTTTGATTATCGTCAAATTTCTCAGTTGATTTTCAATATGTTTTCATTCGACCAAGTGCAACTGACTTTAGATAGAACCAATTGGAAATGGGGAAAACGAAATATTAATATCCTGATGCTCGCAATCGTTTATCGTGGAATAGCGATACCTATCCTTTGGACATTGCTTAATAAACGTGGAAATTCAGATACGAAAGAGCGCATTGCTTTGATTCAACGCTTTATAGCCATTTTTGGTAAAGACCGTATTGTGAATGTGTTCGCAGACAGAGAGTTTATCGGTGAGCAGTGGTTTACATGGTTAATTGAACAAGACATCAACTTCTGCATTCGTGTTAAAAAAACTTCATTGTCACCAATCATTTAGGAAAGAATCATAAAATTAGTGATTTATTTCGCCATCTTAAAGTTGGTCAAATTGAATGTCGTAAACGACGGATTTTGGTTGGTCGGGTGAAACTATATATAAGTGCACTACAGTTAGAAAATGGAGAGCTTTTACTCGTCGTTTCTCCTCAGTTTAATGCCAATGCTATTCAGGATTATGCATTACGCTGGGAAATTGAAACCTTATTCAGTTGTCTCAAAGGACGCGGGTTTAATCTTGAAAATACGCGCTTGACAGACCCTAGACGAGTGAAAAAATTGATTGCGGTGTTAGCTATAAGCTTCTGTTGGTGTTACTTAACGGGTGAATGGCAACATGATCAAAAAAAAGTGATAAAAATAAAGAAGCATGGACGACTCTCAATGAGTTTATTTCGCTATGGTTTAGACTATGTTCAAATGGCGATTCAGCGTTTAATTGGTTTTGGGAAAAAAGAAGAGTTTAAGGAAATTTTGGCAATTTTAAGAAGGCAGAATCCTGATAGGATAAGGGTTCTGTGAAATTTGTCGTGTACAGAGTTCTTTTAAGGTTTTGAACCATTCGATGAAACCCATGTTATTCACCACTTGAGTAATATTTAGGGGCAATTGCGACATAATCTTCGATAGATTCATCCCAAATCGAAATATCAGACTTGCAGCAAGGTGATACAAAAATCATCACAGAATTTTCAGTACATTCACCTGTTTGCATATTTTCAATCCGTTGGTAAACATTTCTATAGCGTAATGGCTTAATAGCATTCCCTGAACCACATTGATCACACAAAAAGTTTTGTGTTTTGCTTAATTCGGGCAATGTTATTAACTCTTTCTGAGCACCGTAAGGGTTAAAACCTTCATATTCATCTTCAAAATCATCATCAAACATTTTATTTCCCCTTAATAAGCATTTGCTTGTGGTGCTGAATCCAGCATTTGCATTTGATCCGCTTGTACTTCGGTTGTGTAGTGTTCCTGGTTATTTTGATCCTTCCATGTACGTGTACGAAGTTTGCCTTCGATGTAGACTTTTGAACCTTTTTTTAAGTACTGCTGTGCGATTTCACCTAAACGGTTTTTGACTACAATTCGGTGCCATTCAGTAGATTCATTCCACTGGCCAGATTGTTTATCTTTCCATTTTTCAGAAGTGGCTATAGAGAAATTGCAGACTGAACCTCCATTTGGAAAGCTCTTGCTTTGTGGGTCGGCACCAAGTGAGCCAACTAAAATTACTTTGTTTACTCCTTTCACGATTTTTGCTCCACTTCTTCATTTCGTTCTTGAATACATTCTTGAAGATGCTGGATACATCTTGCTTTTGATGAAAATGGGCCCTGCCAACATCCACTTAAACAAATATCCCATTCAACAAAGCCATCTTCGTTTAATTTTGATATTTGGACTCGACCAAAGTACGGAACATCATGTGCAAACCAATGTTCATTGTCATCAGTTCCAAACTCAATTTTAGAGTTCTGTGCTATAGCTTCTGACTGATACACATTTTCAGCATGTTTAATCAATGCAGAGACTGGAGTACCTTTCATAAACCAGGTTTGTTGGATCATGCAGTCGTTTTGCAATACAGCTTCTTTAACTGCTTCCTTGATTACAGCTTCAGCAAACTCATAAACATATGAATGCAAGTCCATGTTGCCACTTGCTTGTTGCTTCAATGAAAAACCATTTGCTAATGCAATTTCTTTAATTTTTGAAGTGTTCATTATTTCTTTGCCCCTAAATTTGGATTGGTGAAGATCCAACACTTCACGTTACGGCTATGTTTACCTGGTGCTTCACGACTTTTATTCACCGCTGCCACGTCATCGGCAGGGAAACGGTCTGAGTACACCTGTTTATTGCTTTCAATGAATTTGTACTTGCGCGATGTGCGAAGTAATTTCTTCATTTCATTGATTTCAGGCAGCTGCTGATAATTACGTGCAGCCACTTTGTAAATTTCGTTTAAGTTGATTGCGACCGTTTGAGCATCGGCAGGGTGATGGTTTAATCCCCACTCTGGTGAACGATTGCCTTGAAGGTATTCGTAAACATCCCAGAATTTTTCCACGTCAGGATGATCACCATTCAACTGTTCAACACGTTCACGCGCCATTTCTTCAAGCATTTCTTGTGCTTCAAGCATGTCTTCCAAATCGATAGGCAAAACGTGCTTGGTCATTGCTTCAATTAGTGCAGCCACTTGTGCATGACATAGGGCAATACGTGTATGAGTAATGCCTATTGCATGATAGTGATCTTCAATTGACTGTAACTTTGATGCGTATGTCTCCAAGATTTTGTCTTCATTACGAAGGCAATGCGTCATGAAGGTGCATGCATCTTCAAGTTCCATGCGATCCAGTTCATCGACAATGCGTTTGGTTTCCAGTGACTGTCCTTTACGGTCAAAGTACAAGTGCAAAGTACGTGTCAAAATTGCTTCTGAAGCCTGAATTTGTGTGTTCTGTGAGATTAAAATCGAACTACGGAACGGTGGTTCATGTGTTTCATTACCTGAGGTTTTTACACCCATTGTTCTAATAGTCCGACCATTGAACATGTCTTTTAGTTCATCCCAAGAAAACTTTGACTTTTGGACTGAATTGCCGTTCACGTCATTTCGGTCAGCTTCAATCAGCACCGTCGGTAAATTTGAAACTTTACCGAAATTTCGGTAGATACCTGCAAATGAACCTTTATTCGGGTCAAAGCCTTCATAGTCTTTACGCCCAGAAAGCTTCCACATGAGTTCGATTAAACGTGATTTACCTGCACCTGCTTCACCGACAATTTCCATAAAAGGATATGAGCTGTGCATGGCACGGATTTGTTCAGCAAAATATGAACCCATCCACCAAGCCAAAGCCACAATACCTTTAGCACCACGGACTTTATGGAAGTCATTCCACCATGACGGATCAAACTGTTTCTTCGGATTTAAAGAAATCTCAGGTGAGCTTGCTAGAGTTTTAATTTCTTTACGTTTGACCTTAAAGAAATCATGCTCATTAATAGGAATAACTTGGCCTTTGTGAACTGCATATTTTTCAAAAATGTAAGTTTCATGCTCACGGCTGTAGCCAACAAAATCAATTGTTAGAACAGTTTTTAAATCTTCAATGCGAGTAATAAAATGGTCTAAATCATTTTGATTTCCTGTCCAATTTGCACCAGACAAGACACTTAGTAACCTCGTTTTTAGCTTTGCAGGGCTTGAAATTTGTTCGGATGTAAAATTAACAATTGTTTCCTGTTTTTTACTTGTGATTTTGAAGTAGTAAAATGCTTGGTCAGTAACGCTATCTCTGACGAAATATAGTGGTTGAATGCTTGCACTACAGATTTGGCGAATAGACTGACATTCACGTAAAGCTAATTCACGTTTTTGTTTATCTAGTAAATGATCTTGTGTTTCATCTTCTTCGATTTTTTCCAATTTCTTTGTGTACTTTTCAATATCTAAATTGAAGTGGTACATAGAAAAGTGATGTTCAAAGTAGAATGATTTTAAACGACCTTGTTTAAAGTTATAGATCAGCAGACCTGCATCTTCGGCTGATTCAGCAATGAGCAATTCACCATAGTGTTTGTACTTTTGAAATTGATCAGGGTTGAGTTTGTCCCACTGGAATAAGTCGTTCCAATCGAGTTTTTTACCGCCATTTGCCGGTGGCTGTGCAGCAGTCGATGACCAACCTTCAGCACGTGAACGTTCATGCCATTTAACTGTATATGCTTTACCTGCTGCATCATTGTCGAATGCCCAGCGTAAACGTGGCTTGTCAATTTTGAGTTCATGACAACGGTCTGCAATTTGCTTTAAGAATGCAGAAGGGTATTTGACACATGATAGACAAGATATGGCTTTGACACCTGACTGACTCAGTGCAATGGCATCAAAGATCCCTTCAGTGATCCAGATCGCTTGGCCTTTTTCCCCTAGACGGCAGATTTCATCTAATTCATGTACTGACCATGCTTGGCCAGCATTTTTAAACCCATAGTTAAAGCGTGCTTTTTTATTGCCAAAACGTTCTGGTCGGTCAATCAGACGTTCCCAATAGTTTTTTTCATCTAGCATAAAGCGAACAGTTGCTGATGATTCTTTGCTGTCTTTATCTGTATAAAACTGCTGGGTGTATTTGCCAATTAAGTTTTTAAGATCGAAACCACGACCTTCAGATAAAAATGCATCTGCTGCAGCATTTGGATTCGCATCAGTTTGTGGATGGTATTCAGACCAGTCTTTGAATAAGTCTTCACAGATATCTTTGACGTGTTCTTCATAACCACATTTGACCAGACGACCACATTTCACGATACGTGGGTTGTGCGCATGGGTATAAAGTTCTTTTTTACCGCATTGTGGGCAGACACCTTCACGGAACCATTCGCCACGTGTCTTGAAACTGAACATATTTTCAAGACGGTTAATGATGCGGTTTTTAATATCAGACATTAGTGAAGTCCTTTTACGTAGCTGTCTACAATCCATTCCCAATCCTTTGTGTCTTGGAATGTAATGATTTGGTGTTCAAATAAGGCTTCGATATAGCCTTTTAATTTTTCAGCAAAGCGTTGACGTTCTTCACCAGACAAAGTTTTTAAATGGTCTATACGTTTTCTTAAGGCTTCTGTACCATTACGATTTTGGAGTTGATTCTTTCGCTTTATACAAAGTTCTTGAAGTGTTGTCATTGTGTTTACTCTTAGCTTGAATTAAGTAAACTAATAAGCTTTTCAGGGGCTTATAAGTTAATTTTTAGCAACTTTAAATGGGTTGTTTTCATCATCAACTTTCGATAGAGCGTCAGCTAATATTTGGCGTATAAAAGTTGATGTTGTTTGTCCTTCTGTGGCAGCAATGATACGAACGAATTTTTTTTCTGATCGTGTCAAATGTGCTCCACACAATTGATCTCTTTTTTCGGGTTCATTGTTCATGAGGGGTTACTCTTTAAAAGTTTGCATGTGTGAACAGTGTTACACTGTATAAGAGCATAATATTACGATAAATCGAAAGTTTCAATACTTTGGTGGGTTAAAATGTCGATAAATGATAAGTTTTTGGAGCGTGGGGCACGCTTAAAGGCGGAACGTAAGCGACTGAAACTAACTCAGCCTGAAATGGCAGAGTTATTGGACGTTGCTGTTGGTTCTATTGTTCGCTATGAAAAGCAAGGAGATCCGCTGAATCAGAACCAATTGACGGTTCTGCAAAATGCTGGTTTTGATACGTTCTATGTGACGTTTGGTGTGAGATTCACTGAACTGACTGAGGATGAACATCAGGTTATTACTGCATACCGGTGCTTAAAAGATGACGCATCCAAAATAGGCTTTGTCAAAATGGCCAAAGCCTACGCTACATAAAAAAAGCCCTCAATATGAGGGCTTTCTTTTTTAGATAATTTCCTGATAGGTGGAAATTATTTGATCCATATCTTCTGAAAATGATGCGAACATGGCTGACAGTTCTTCACGTTTAAGTTCTTCCCCATTCACGACTTGAATTTTAGTCATAAAGTTAAGGCGATGCTTTAAATTCATCAGGTTCAATAGAACTTCTTCATGCGTGTCATTATGATTGATATCGGTACACATATTCCCTCCAGATGTTCTGGTACACCCTGAACTGTTTATACAGTCTATATAAGCTTAAAAAAAATACGCCTACAAGATTTTTGCTGACGACTGATTAATCTATATACAAAAGACAGAAAATAACTTTTGGTAAATACAAGTTAATGAAAAGTTACGCCTTTTAAGCCTGAATTTTGCTTAAATCGCCACACTTTTGTAGGTTTATTAAATATAGAAGAACGGTGAATCGTCTGTATCTTTATGAATAAAGGGTTCACGGACAGTTTAAGTATTTTAAACATGTATTGCTTGGGTGGTAATTGATGCTTGAGTTGAGAAGCTACGCGATATAGATGTTTTAAATTGAGCGCAATTTCATCTTCTGTTTGACTATGGTTGACCTGAACTTTACCTGAAATGATTTTTACCGCAAGCCAAAACTGTTGCAGGGTTTGGCTGATATCTTCTGACAGAGTATGGTTGATTTTTAATTCATAGTTTTGTGCCAAAAAGTTGGCGATGGTCATACGGTTTAAATTGGTGATACGTGCCATTTCTGGAATGGTCATGCGTTCTGCCATATCTAAAAGGTTGGGCTGAAATGTGACTTGTTGCTGTTGGATCAGCAGGTCTGCCATTTGATTAAAGACATTAATATAGTTTTCTTTAATGCGTGCTGCTTCTTTGCCAGTAAAACCCATGACTAAAAACATAAAACCATCTTTGGTCATTTCATAGTACTTTGATGCACGCTGAACAGCACCAGCCTGAATGATTTCCTCGTGGGCTGAAAAGTTAGCCGACATAAATTCAGGTGAACAATCTAATTTTTCAATTTTTTGAAGTACGTTTTTATGGAGCTTATCGAAAGCACCAGCAACTTTGTATGAAGTGGTCATCACCTGATTGTTGATGACGTTGACCCAATCTAAATTTGGGGTAGGGGATGCTGTTAAAGCGAATGTATTCATTGGTCTTTCCTTTGTATATCAAGTTTTAAACCTGACACCATTACTTCTCACGATAATGGTGACAGACTGAACAGGGGTGAGAATACCGCTACAAAGGAAACGGCCAGTCCGAAGACTGCCCTATCCAGCCTGCCATAAAAGGCATAGCCGAATTTTACGCAAAAAAACAGCCGCTTGCGCGACTTATTTGCGCCTTTGTAAATTGTTTCAGGTTCTCACGCCCGACTACAGATTTTGCTGTAGTGATAAAACTGTAACAGTGATACACTTTTTTAGTCAAGAGAATTTATAAAAATATTTTGAGGGGTGTGTGTTGAGATCTATTTTTTCTATCCTTTTATTTATCTGTACTTTGCTTCTGATGCCTATATTGCTTGTTTTGAGTTTTATTTCACCTACAACTTACCAGCGTATTAAAAGCAGGTTATTAGTAATAGAGAAATCATTGGGAAGTGAAGAACCTACCAAGAATAACCTTGTTCAAATTACTCATGATTGTGAAAATATTGAACCTAAAAAAGAATTTGTTAGCGAAAAATTAGAAACATTAATGTATCGCTATGAGTTGGACTATAAAGACAGATTTGGAAATATAACAACAAGAAATATTGATGTAGTCGCTATACAAAAAGAATTAGGGAATAACCGTTGGTATTTTGTTGCAGATACTCCAGAAGGAGAGCGAACTTTTAAATCTGAACGTGTGCGCGAATTAAGGGATAGTTGGACAGGTGAGATATATAAGACTTCTAAGTCTATACGTGAGCATCTTGTAAAAAACTACCCTGAAACTGATAATGCTTTTGATGATTAAGGAATACGTGATGAAAAAATATTTATTGATTGTAGGGATCATTTTAACGGGTTGTTCAAATGAACCAACACCAGAGATTGTAGGGAAAAAGTTTTCAACAATGGATGAATGTTTGGCTTCGATTAGAATGGAAACACAAGAAGTTTTAGACCCGATGACTGATAAACCAAATCATGTAAGTGGTTTTTTAGGAAAAACTGGTCTCCAATTCAATTGTGAATTAAAAGAGACAGGTACAGAAGGAACCTATATTGATGGGTGGTATCAGAAGAAAGCAACTCAATAAAAAAGCCCCGAAAGGGGCTTCTTTATAGGATGCCTGATCAGGTCAAGCCCTGCACAGCATATTGATTATTCTGCTGTCATCCTGTTGTTATTATAACTGTTTTTTTAAAACCAGCCTACTGTGTGCAGAAATAATAAAGCACTTGCACAAACACCAACAATTGCACCCACTAAAAAAGGATAGAGCCACATATTTTTTATCCTTTACGTTTGGTTTTCGCTTGAATAAATGCACAGCTTGGTTTGTTATTTTGCCGAATTAAGCTTTCAATGCGTTTGGTATAGCGGTCGAACAAGTACCAGATGATGATTACCACGGCAGCCGATAGGTTTACAACAATTAAAATCAGAGCAGTTTGTTGGTCCATTTTTTATTTTCCTTTGTTTATTAATCTTGTGATGTGCATTCAGGGCAGGGGCATTCGAGTGGATCTGATGGTTCAGCGATAACGATTGGCATGACGTTCTTCCTTGGTCTTGCATTCAATGCATAAAGTGACTGCACCTAGTTTTTGTCGTTCTGGTGGAATGTCATTACCGCATTGTTCACATTCAGCAAGTGATGGTGTGCTGTAATCACGTGGTACCACGTGAACTTGATCCAATTGATTCTGTTGTGCGATATCGAATCTTTTAGACACATGCTCCCCCTTTTCCTTGTTTTGCTAATGACTTAGGAAGATGAATTTCAGGGTTTGGCATTGCAGATGGGGAGAGTTCAGCATCCCATGTCAGGAAGCCTTGAGCTGTAAAACCACAATGTAAATTGGTGCATTGACCGTATAAGCGTTTTAAAAGTGGATCGACTTGTTCACTTGAACGGATCCAAAGAGATTCGCCGCAATGAGGGCATTTATTACTTATCGTACGTCCTGGTTTAGACATTTTTGCTGCCTCTGCTGAATAAATAATATTCAACAAATATACAACAAAATTACGATATATCTAAAGTATCTATTGTAAAAGTTATTAAATACCGTTATTTTGGTTTTACCTATTTCATCCTGACTTCGCCCCAAAGTCAGGATTTTTTTTGTCCTATTTTTTGGCTTTGTCTATTCTTTTTTGTTCACGTTTTATTGCAACCATGGCAGTTTTTTTATTCTTATATTCTTGTGTGAATTTTAATGGTTTTGATTGATCTCCACTTGTTAATGTTTTAGTTTTGCCATTTTCCCTGTAGTAAACAATGACACCGGTATAATCTGCATAATTTTTACCAGTGCGCTTTTTGGTTTTGGACTTTTCTTTTTCTTCTTCAGTCTTTTCTTCTTTGCCTTCAAACAGTGTCGATACATCATCGGCATCGGGCAGCTGCACTTCAAGTTCAACTGATGTGGTGAAGCCATTGTCATTGAGTGAATGGGTGACGTTTGTCCCTAACCAGATAATGTCATCAATTTCAGGTTTTAAGCCAATGAATTCGAATTCCTGTTCAGGGATTAAAGTTGGATCGCCAAAAGCTAAGCTATATGTCAGTTTTTGGGCAGTACGTTTACAGCGATTGTATTCCGCATTTGCTGCCAGTTCAGCGGTGGTTTTATCCCGATGCACATAGCGGATCTCTTTCATGTTGTCTTCACTGTCACCGACTACGACATGCAATTTTTTGGCTTTGTTTTCGGTGTAGTAATAGGCTTTGACGCCTGTGATATTGTCCGTACCTGTGCCATTGGTGTAGTTGTGCTGATCGCCCTTATTTCTGGTGATTTGCACACGTGGTAAGGCTAAACCTGAAACTGTTGTACTTGCACCACGTGGTAATAAAATCAAATGCCCATTCTTTACAGTGGCTATTGCGTCATTTTCATCGGCAATACGTGTGATGAGATTTGCATCAGATTCATTTTGAGCAATGTATTTAATTTGTTTTGTTGCGAATTTTTCATGAACAATGACTTTGAGTTCATATTCAGCACCAACCTTATCAAATATTTCTTGAATGGTTTTGTCGCTCCAGCTGCGTTCACGCTTTTGTTTTAAACCTTCTGACACGTCATTGGCCATGGCAGAAATACTGAGCACATCTGGTGCGCCACGATGGGATGTGGAATCGACTTTGTATTTGCCTTTGTCAAATAAACCAGTATTGGACCAACCTAACCAGACCTGAATGATGGCACCTTTGGGTGGAATACTGAGCATGCCATCTGCATCATTCAATTCGATGTCCACTGAATCTACCACAAGCCCACGATTGTCTTTGATGCTCAAAGACATTAAACGTGAAGCCATAAGGGATGAGATATCGACACCATCGACTTCAACTCGAAAAATGGGGTAAGGATATTCCGTCATTTTTTCAACAGAATTTAATGCCGTACCAACGACGTTCATGACTTTATTCAGCATTATAGAATCCTATTCAGTGCGCCAACACCCATGCCGATCAGGGTGCCTAATAGGGTCGGTTGCCAATCACGTACAATGGTCAGTTTTAAAGTGAATTCAGTTTTACGTGCTGCACCATCTTTAAAGAAATAGGTTTTGGTTTCATCTAAATCATTAATGATGACTAAGCCATAAATCTTGCCTGTGCCTTCAATTAAGGTATATGCCTTGCCTGTATCGCCCATTTGTCTGAGCATGTCTAATGTGACGCGACTTCCTGTCAATTCGTGGTAAATCACGCCTTTAAGTGTAATGACATCTTCACCTTTACCAATAAATTGATAAGCAGGGGAGTCCCCGACACGGCTATTGGAAGGATGTCGCCAATTGGTGACACGTTGCAGTTCTTGATATGACGCTGTTCGTAATGAGAAGACAAACAAGCCTAGAGCCATCATCATGTGTCTTTACTCCGTGTCTGTTAAAAATTTACGTTTTTTCATCTGCTGTTCTTCAGCCACTCGCTGGAGTTCCTGACGCATTGCTTCAGCCGTTCCTTTGACCACGGATCCATCTTTGACATGAATATGCACTTCAATCGTGTCTTGGCTGATATATGAACGTGGGTTATTGCGACCAACATTGATGGGTTTGACTGGCTTAGTTTGGGCAGCAGTGTTGACCACACCTTGTGTGGCGGTGGATGTTGCTGCAATCGGTAATCCATTGGCATTGGCAATACCGTTGGCCATACCTTGCATGGTGTAGCCACCAATGCCCATGAAGACACGTGAGGGTGAATGAATGCCTAGAATGCCCTTGGCTTTATCAATCACGCCACTGACAGCACCTGTGATAGCATCTTTTACGGCATTTACTTTGGATAAAATCCCGTTCTTGAGCCCTTCTAAAATCATGGCACCAAAGCCAGTGAACTTCGCTGGAAGATCCACACCGAACCATGACAGTACTTTTGCAAATGCTGAATAGAACAGTCCGATTGGACTCCAATTGATGATCAGTGATGAAATTCCGGTGATACCACCATTGAATGCGGTCTTGATGGTATTCCAAATGCCGACAAAGAATGCTGAGATCGGGGCCCAGTTTTTGTAAATCAGGAAAGCAGCACCAGCGATGGCAAGGACAATCCATGTAATTGGGTTGGTCAGTAACGCCATGCTCATACCTTTGGCAGCCAGTGCTACTGCACCAAATGCTCGACCAACCATCATCATTGGACCAAAGATGGCGATTGCACCAATGGATAGGGCAGAGAGACCACCAACAATGGCAATAGCACCGACTGCAATTTTGGTCAGGGTTCCTGCCAGTACTGGGTTTGCTTGTGCCCATGCCTGAACTTTACTCATTACAGTATTGAAGCTGCCAATCATGGAATTGACACCAGGCAATAAAACATTGCCGATGGTGATGCCTAAGGCTGCCATCTGGTTTTTTGCTAATTGAATATTATTGGCTGTAGTTGCAGCGCGTGCTGCATATTCTTTTTCCATACTGCCAGCGTACTTTTGCTTATCTGCAACTTTCCCTAAATTGTCTTCAAGGGCTTTCATGTTGGTCAGCAAAGGTGAGATAGATCCAAGTGACTCAGAGCCGAATAATTCTTTTAACATGGCAGCTTGCTTGTACTTATCCATTTTTGAAATGGCTTTCAATACAGATAATGTGGTTCCTTCAGCATCCTTCTGCATGTCTTGAGCTACTTTCTTAGCATCCATGCCTAATTCAACGTAGGCATTATGCTGACCTTTGGTTGCAGATTCACCTGCAACCAATGCAAGCATCATATTTTTGATGCCTGTAGCAGCAATCTCTTCATTAACACCCATACCTCTAATGGTGGCACCAAGTGCGGCAATAGATCCAGATGCAAAGCCACCGACTTCACCCAACGGACCAATCCGCTGCACAATATCCATGATGCCTTTAGCCGCGGCAGGGGTATTGTTGCCTAGGTAGTTAATTTTATCCGCTAATGTTGTTACTTCAGATTGTGACATTTTAAATGCTGTACGCATTTCTGCCATTGCCTGTCCTGATTCTTCGGCTGTAATGTCGAAAGCTACACCCATCTTCACAGCTGTTTCAGCAAACTGAGTCAATTCATTTTTTGCAATACCAGATTGTCCACCTGCTGCATAAATAGCTGCAATATCTTTGGCGGCCATTGGCAGTCGTTTACTCATGCTGATAATATCGTTTTCCATTTGCTTAAACTGCTGTGGGGTATCAAAATCAACCACCTTTTTTACATCAGCCATGGCAGATTCAAAATCAATAGAAAGTTTAACTGGTACTGCTAAAGCAGCTGCACCAGCACCTGCAATCATGAGTCCCTTTTTAGCCATATCATTCGCTTTGCCCATGCGTTCTTGCATCTTTTCGTATTTCTTTTGGGCTTCTGTATGTTTGCCTAAGGATTCTTTTTGTTTGTTTAGCTCCATGGTAGTCAGATGAATCTTATTTTTTAGATCTGATTCTTCATCATTCAATCGATCCATCTGAATGCCAGCTTTGTTGAATTCCTGAGCCATACCAGTCAATTCTGTACGTTGGCTTTTCTGCACACCCATCAGGCGTTTATGTGCGGCTTCAGCACGAGCCAATGCTGTGACATTTTCCTGAACTTCAGGATTGATTTTGAGTGCTGCTTTTAATTCAGAAATGGTTTGTTTGTTTTTGGCCAATGCCTGAGCAGTCTTTTCAGATTGTGCGGTGAGCTGACGGAATCCTGAGATTTTGCGCTGTTGTGCTTCAAGGTCCTTCAGCTCACCATTGGTTTTTTTGAGCGCGTCAGCCATTGTTTTAGAGCCACCAACGATGGTTTTCATTGGTCCTGTGAGTTTATCAACTGCTCCAAATAGGACTTCTAATTTTAGTTTTGACATTGGTGGACTCTTTTATACAGTGGTTTGGTGACGCTTCAGCGCATGGTGATGCCATTTACTTAATTCAATAATGTCCATGTCATCGTATGCGCTGGGTGGCCAATGAAAGATGCAAGCAATATTGGCTATTGCTTCATCTACGTCATCGACCAGTTTTATTGCTGATCCTCTTTGATCGCTTTCTGCAGATCCTTCGGGTACAAAAAAGTGACCAAGTGACCTCCAAGCTGCGCAAAGTCGACTGGATCTAGTTCAAGCACTTGCTGTGGTGTTAATGCAGGCGTGGTGACACGTGGTAAAACTTTGATTAATGCGTTTACGTCGTGCTGATAGATGGCTTGTAAACTGACACCGCTTAACGCTTTGACATTTGGTTTACGGATGGTGATTTCAGTAATGGTATTGCCACCAAATTGAATCGGTTGTTCAAGCTGAACGGTTTCTTGGTTCGGGTTTTGAATCAGTTGGGTATTTAATTCTTGATCTTGAGTATTCATGTCGCATTCCTAAAAGAGACAAATTAAAAAAACCTTGCACAGAACGAATCCATGCAAGGGCAGGAAAACTTATAATCCGATTGCTTTACGTTGTGCTTCGAGACGGTCTTTGCCATCTACAACTTCTTTGAAGCCAAGCACGTCAATTTCGATTTCAACTTTGCCGTTGACTGTGAGTTTGTAATAAGCACAGTTGGTCACGACTTTATGTTCAGTGTCTTCACCTGGTTCAGAGTCACCGCCATCAATTTCTTCATGACGACCACGAACCACGACTTCCACTGCATCGACTTCGCCTGTGTCATCACGTTGATAAGCACCAGCAAAACGCATATAAACACCGTCAACTTTTTCAAGACCGAATTGACGCAATGTGAGCAGGTCTAAACCACCAAAAGTCGATTCAAGTACAAGACCATCATCGCCCATGCCCATATCAATTTTTAATGGAGCATTCATACCGCCACCGCGATAGTCTTCCATTTTGCGTGTGAGCTTTGGCAATACGACCGTTTTGATTTGCCCTAGATAACTTTCACCTTCGTTAAATAGGTTCATATTTTTGAGTTTACGAGAAAGGCTCATGCATCAACTCCTATGCAGTGATCGTTGAAGCGAAGTCAGCCAAATAGCTGTCTGTAATACGCTGACGGAAGGTAAGGTCTTCAAGCGGTGGCACTGGGGTATAGTCATAGTCGATATACAATTTGCCGGCTTTGAGCGTGTCTTTTGAGTTTAGCTCTGGGTCATACCAAGCATCGCCACCCATCAGATAGCCTAGGCGTGTCCATTCACGTTGTTTGGCTTTGATGCCTTCCAACATGTCGTTGACCAATGAACCGTGCATTGGCTTATCAATGGCCCACATGTGTGCTTCTGCAATCGTGTCAGCCATGATCTGTGCTGTACGTGTGTAGTTTTCAAAAGCAAAGAGTGGATCGTCTGAACAGGTACGTGAGCCCCAGAAACGGAAGCCGTCATGCTGAATCAGTGTGGTGATTTCGTTGCTGTTGAGATAGCCAGCATCGGTTGCAGGGTCTTGAAGGTCCCAAGTCACATCAGCATCGATACCCGTAACACCGTTGACTGCAACGTTTGACAGGGTTTTATGCCAACCGATTTCGTTGTCGATCTTGGCACGTAAGCCCATCGCCACTGCAACTGCAGGGACAGTTTCGGTTTGTGCTGTGTCGACATTGAATGCTACGAAGTTTGGCCAAATCACCATGAGTTCACGCGCTGCAAAAGCATCACGATAGGCAACGACTTCTTCTTTGGTTTTGCATCCCCAAGCATAGACATAGGCAAATGCACGAAGTTTTTTTGCAATGGTTGCAAGTTCAGTGGCAACCGCTTGGGTGTCCAGACCAGGTGCACCAATGATGCGTGGCTGTACGCCTAGTTTTGCTTTCGCTAATAGCAATGCTTTTGCACCGGTATATTTACCAGTAGCGTCTACGGTACCAATGACGTTTGCTGTTTGTGCTGCTTCATCTTCAGCAGCTGCAACACGTACCACGACGCAGATTGAATTGGCTTGGTTGGCCATGGCTTGCAGTGCTGTTTTTAGTGTGCCGTTGGTACCGGCTTTTGCAACTGCAGCTTGGGTGTTGGTAATAAGCACTGGCGTATTCAATGGGAAAACGGTTGCATCTGCATCTTCTGCAGTGGCAATGAGTCCTTGAACAGCAGTGGCAATGGTTCGGATCGGACGTGTACCTTCGTTGATTTCAACGACACGCAGTCCGTGGTGGTATGAATCTGCCATAAAAAAAGCCTGTTTATTGAGGTTTTATTTCAGTAAACAGGCTTGCATAGCTTTGTTATTTAGTTAAGTTTTGGCAGTTGTAAAAATGCCTTAATACAAATAGCCTGTGTTCTGGTTGTGTTTTCAGATCACAGGCTTACAAATTGTTTGATCAATTTCATTCAATTAGAGTTGTTAAATGTGGATTTACAACTTAACTGATGTGCTTACAATTTTAAGTTGTATTCGTCTCAATAGATTCGGACAAATCTACATTATTCATCAATGCAACACTATCAAGTAAATATTTTTTTGCTTCATCAATTGACGTAAAGCTATCGATTGATTCACCATTTCTTGAGTATATGATTCCATCTTTATACAAGATAATTCCAATGAAATTGCTTGCCGGACTAATTAAATATGAGTGATTAAACATAACGTTTTACCTTATAACGTGAATAGAGAGTACCAAGCTCCGCTATTGAACATCAATCTAGCGTAGCTTTTAGCTGAAGTGTTAAGCGTAGCAAGAGTGTTTCCTGCAGCATCATTAATTGTGACATTTGTTGCTAACAGTGATTTAACCTCAATGATTTCACCTTGGTTAAAAGAAGCACTTAGATTAACGTTGGTTGTTGATCCATTTATTAAAAGCATGCCAGTTGCGCTATCACGAGTGAGTGCAGATGTTGGTGAGCTAGAAATAGTCGTTACAACAGTCATTGTTCTGTTAGCTTGACCAAGCATTGATAGTTTAAATGTACCAAAGCCATTTACTGAGCTTTCTATCAAGTTACCATCACTTGATGTGTTTTTAATAATTGTTGTATTAGGGCTAGAATTTGATTCACAGCTGATTCCAATTCTGCTCGTATTTACCATTCTTAGTGATATGTCGTTAGAATCTGAGTGTATTCCCACAGGTGTATTATCAATATGAACGCCCAATTCTTTTGCATAAGTGATTCGCATTCCTTTATATGCTTGTGAACTATAAACAGTAACTGAATCAACTGTATAGTTTGCACCGTGCTGTACAGCGTATGTCGCACCGGACTGAACATATAAACCGGCACCCACTGTATTTGCCGGACAATGTAATCCATACCACCACTTTTGGGTTCCTCGACCCGTGCGGAAAGCTGCAACACAACTGTTAGTCCCAAATGCTACTGGAAAAAACCCACAGATATCTGATAGCGTATGCCCTGCCACAATATCCAACTCATAACCCAAAATGTTATAGATTGTAGAGTTATTTGCTCTGGCAGTAACATAGTCGTTACGCCCCCACATTCGATACGCGACAGGTGTATTGCATTGCAAATCGTTGGTTGGAGTTACATTTAACTCTTTTGTATCAACATTACCCCAACCATCTGACAGTGTGATGGTCCCTGTGGTTTTATCAAGAGAATAAACAACACCTAAAATATTCGTGCCTGCTCGAATATAGTCCCCTGTTGTTATAGAGTCGTTATTAATCCACAAGTCGCATTGAGCTGTTGTAGCTGTGTATTTAACATTAGAATACGTCACAACAGGTAAGTCAGTTATTGCAACCATATCCCCGATTATATCTGCACCGCCATAATTGACTAAATTAGACATATTGTTAAATGTGTAGTTATTCGTTCGAGATGGATTACACTCCATTCGTCTACCAACATTTTTTCCACCTAAAGCCCCTGATACTTTTGCATATTGTATTTGTTGATATGTATCTGTTTTTGATGGATAGTTTTGCACACAGCTTGGAACAATACGTTCCATATCTGTTGTGGTTGTAAAATTCAACCATTTAATACGACCCAATCCATATGCCCATTTTGTTTCGAGCTCACTATCTACAGAAATTGCAATCGTTACTTGATCTGGAATACATACTAATAACCCCAAGTCGTAACATTGATGTGCTCTTACTGTTTCATCACTGGCATCTGATTTAAAACCTGCAACAAAGCAGTCAATTGTTGTCATGGTTTGATAGTTCTGCAAACACCAACCATTGTGAATGGTTATAGTATTGTTTATTGCTTGCTTTGTTGGATCATAAATATAAGTAGCAGCACCTTTTTGATTCGCAGTGTAATACGATTTTGTTTTTACAGTCCGGCCATCCCACTTATCTAAACTTACTAGATCTGCAACACTTTCAACAACACTCACAGTATTTTGATAAATCTCTAATTTTGCGTCTTCAACTTTCTGGATCGTTGCAAGCACAACATCTGGGTCAATCACCAAATCAAAATTGGAGGTATTGTCAATCTGTAAAACCATTCTAAAAGTCATAATACGCGCTGTGCCGTCGCTCGGATTCGGCTTGTAAGTCGCGGGATAGTTTGAGTATGCAACCAGCACATCACCCGCATATAAGCCAAGTTCACGAATGTTAAAGCCACCGACTGCACTCGCAATAATGGCTTCAGCACGTAGCCAGTTGGCATTATTCGGATCTGGAGCAAGGCTGTTGAGCTGTGTACGATGCACTTCATTGACAAGTTGTGTAAATGCTTCGTTAGGAACAGGTAAGCTACCACCGCCATCGCCAAATGCCATGCTGGTGATGCCAAGCTTGGTGCCGTTTTGAATGGCTTCGGTTAAAAGCTCAAGCCCTTTTTTAGTAAAAACTGAGTAATAAATTTGATCAGCCATGATTATTATGCTCTCGGATAGATGATTGTTTCGTCATGCCCAAAAAATACAAAGATAGGACAGCAAACAGGAGTGAATTGATTTTGCTTTGGGTAGATCGTGACGTCTTCACCGTCATACATTGCACATGCCACGTTTGTGTCACCGCGTACTGAAACGACATTCAGTTCAATGCCCTTTAGTTCGCGTGTCAGTGGCTTGGCATCATTGAGCAATGAAACCAAGGTGTTATAGCCTGACTCTGTGATTTCATTGCCTTCTGTGTCGATGGTGATTTGAAAAGTACCTGGTGTGTTGTTCGGCTGTTCTTGCCACCACTCGGTCACTGTCAGTGAATATCCAAAGGCTTTGGTAATTTCTTTCAGTGCGGCCACAGTGCCTTTCTTTTGATGAATCTGAAAAGAAGCACGAATTTGGGCAATTTTTTCTTTGTCTGACCAGTTTCGATTCCAGCGGTCGACACTGTTTTGCCATGCAATGAGTGGAAGAAAATCGTTAGGGGTGTTTTTAAGGGTGGTAATTGCACGAATATTGACATCTAAGTCCGTGGCTTCAGAAGTCACACTACAAACATTGCGTTCAAGTAGTGTTGAGTTAGGCGGGAGAAGTTTATTCATCAAGCTTCTCCAGCATTAATAGTAATCTTAGTACAGTGCGCGACTTGAACGTGGCTTACCTCAACATCTGCAGCAGGGCTTGAAATCACAACATGAATAACGCCTGACACATGCAGCAAGTTGTAAATTTTAGAAAGGTAAATAGACCGGCCAATACGTCGGCTTTCATCTAAATATTTTTTGACTGCTGCGGTGGCTGCTGAAATTAGAGAGTCTGATTCGGGTAAATTGTTAGTAAATATTGTGGCGGTGAGTTCAAAAGGGATCACATCGACTGATTGAACTGTCAGTCGATCTGCGACGGGTCGACGTACATCATCATTTAAATAGCTTTGTATGATTGATAAAAGTGCGTCGGTTGCTGCACCTGTTTCCGTATCATTTTGTAAGATGGTGACCAATGCTTCGGCAGGGGCTGGCGATGATGCTTTGGCATCGGCTACACGGCCATCTGCACTTAAGGCATGGTATTCATATGCTGAGGTGGGCCCAGCAACGGATAAAGAGTCAAAAACCAGTGATGCGCGATAACGTAAAGCATCATCGGTTTCATAGACGGCTGCTGTATCTGTTGTTGCTGCGCTGACAAGCAGGCGGGTGATGCCGTAGTTTGCAACCACTGCGTCAAGATCAGTGCCCGTCGCAAAAGCAAGCAATGTACTTAATGTCGCCTGATTGATGCGCTGGCGTAATATTATTTCTCTGTAGCAGCTTTCTTCGAGTAGTTTTGTTAGTGGCTCGGATTCACGTGCCAGCGTGATGCGGATGTTGTCTCGCTGTTCGGCTTCAAATAGTCCGATAAATCCAGCCTTGCGTTCTTCAAGCAGGGTTTCATAGTCTAGTTCTTCGATAATATTTGGTTTTGATAATAGTGAAAAATCGACACTCATAACGTAGATCCAAAGTTAAGTGGAATGCTTAAAGACTGTTGTTGATTGTTGTCGACCACATTGCAGTCAATTTCCAATTCAAATGAGCCACGACCAACCTGATTGATCGACACTGAATTTAAGGTGATTCGATCTTCCCACTGCAGTAATGCTGTTGCTGTTGCTGCATAAAGCTGAAGCAATGTAATTTCATTAAAAGGGGAGTCAATGAGCTGTGGCAGCAATGATCCATATTCACGACGCATGATTCTGGTACCAATAGGCGTGGTCAAAATGTCCTGAATGGATTGACGGATTTGATCAATTTCAGTTTCGAGTTCACGACCGCTTTCACGTGACATCATTACTGTGGTCCTCCAGTGGTTCCACCGCTGTCACCCGGGTGAGTATGGCCAGTGAGACTGATACCACTTGCAGTGACATCACCGTCTGAACTGAATGTTCCTGAAGAATGACTGCTGCCTTGAACCAACTGACTGCCACCAACGGTGTTGTTTCCTGTCATGGCAGTACTGCCATTTACTTGTAAATTTCCATTGATGGTCGTATCACCGTTGACAGTGACACCACCATCAGCAGTCAAAACAGCTGTGCCACCTGAAGGTAAAACAGCAGATAAATGATGGGCTGAAATGTCATAGGCAATTACACAGCCATCGGCAAACATACGAATTTTTTTGTTTAGATCATCAGAGGGTGCAGGGTGGTCATCGTTATAAAAGCCGTATAGAACAAAACTTGTTGGACCGATATCACCACATGGTGAAATGACCACACATTCTTCATTGATCGATGGCATATCCCAAGTTGCATCGTCACCAGAACGAATATTTAGGCAACGGATTTCCGGTGTCTCTATATCGCCTAAATTGACGATGACACGTGGAATAGGTTTAGACGGATTAATGGTCTTGACGGTTCCAAATCGAACAATATTTTCAAGACGACGGTTAGCATCTGCATTCATGCAAACACTTTGCGTCAAGGACTAAGCCATTTCAGCTCATGGGGCTTGTATTAAGTGAGTTTTACAATGTTGAAAACTTAAAGATTGATATGTTTTAAGAATGAATCTTCAATCAGTTTTAAATCCTGATCTGTGAAGCCTAAAAGTTCACGTTTTGGATAGACCACAATCGGTGCGCCACGTTCCGCACGATCTTTTAAACCTTCCTGATGTACTTGGGCAATACGTGCAACACGACCCACAAAGCCAATCGCAATGGCATCAGCGGTGCTGAGCAATTTTAAATGAGCAGTATTTTTTAATTTGGTGAACATTTTGCGCTTAATTTTGCCTTTTTGTTCACGTAGGCGTTTGCGCCTTGGGGTATATGTTGAGCCATCAGGATTTTGTTGTGTAGAAATACGTTTGCCCTGATTTTTTCTTAAATCACGACCGATCTGTTTTGAAAGCTTGGCACGTTCACCCACTGACAACCGTTCCAAGTACGGCTGTAAGTAGGTGGCAAGTTCTTCAACATTATTCGTCATGGATTTCGACCTGTCGGTGGCATGTCTAATGACCAGCCTTGTTTTTCAGCAGTGGTCCATGAAGCAATGACTTCACCCGATGGATCGATGACTTCAAAATCAGTGGCAGGTTCATATTCTGTGTACTTTGGTTCTTCAGGATGACTGAGTTCTAATTTGCCGTCTGACAACTTTTTCACGACGACACGTTCAGTTAGTGGAATTTGAAAGTTAATGTCATATTTACTGTTATCAATCAGTTCCGCTTCAAAGCTGATGGCTTGTTTGCCTTTTTCATGGTTGGCCATCAATTCAGGCTGATTTTCCGCAATCCACGTGAATAGCACAACACCAATGACATCGACATCACCGGCATAGTCCGTGATGACCAGATCCAATGTATACGACATTTCAAAACTGAAACCACTAGCCATGGTACTGCGAAGGGAACCATTGTTGGTGAAGATCAATAAGCGATCCTGATCAGGGCTGAGATCAGGAATCGCGTTGAGCAAATATTCTCTTAATTGATTTGGCTTTTTCATGCAGCTTTTGCACTCTTATAGTTTGGATCGAGGCGGTTCATCACACGTAAAAACTTAGTGTCATAGCCCAGTTTTTTATAGTTTTTGCCGTTATACAGCGAAAAAACGACATGCCAATTTTCTTGACGTAACGCATCGATGAGCAGCCACTTTTTGTCATCCACTTCACCAGACTTGGTTTCACAGTAGCGAAGGAATGCTTCAAACTGCAGGCTTTCACTTTGTTCATGCTGTGCCACAAATTCCTGAACAGATCCATAACCTAAGGCTTTCCAGTTTTCACCCATCAGCTGAAAACGTCCCCACGATGCAGACTGTAATGCACATGATTCATCAAGCTGTTTGGCTTGACTTAAACGTGTGTACTCAGCAGATCCACCGTGATAGCCACCTGTTTTGGTGTTCACAATATTTGGATGTTTGGCCATGAGTGTATTGGCTTTGGTTTTGCCGAATTTCTGATTCAGATAGAAATACATGCGATGACGTTCAAACAGAATTTTAGGCTTCCCATTTGGCAAATAACCTTCACCCAGCGTTTCAACTTCAGCAATGGCTTTGATTACGATGACAGGCACACCCAAACGTTTGGCACCTTCGACTAAATCACTTTCTTTTAAAAGTTTACTGGTGCATTCACCACGTAGGGCTTTTAGTGTGTAGTCACCGACCAATCCATCAACTTTAAGATTCTGCTTTTTCTGGAATTGAATCACGGCATATTCAGTATTTTCACCAAAGTCACCATCAGCAATGAGTGGCTTCTTATTTTTACCGGTTATGCCATTTTTAATCAGCAGTTTTTGCAATTCAGTGACGGCTGAACCTTTTGAACCTAATTTTAAAATGCTCATGGTGTGCTCCTTAACATCGAAACGACATTGCCTTTATTTCGAAAAATAAAGACCACCAAAAACACCGCGAAAATGGCATCCCAAATCGTGACTGGATCCTTAATGAAAATGATATGAATGCTTTGTGCCAAAAATGCCCCGATCAACACCACTGCAAATAGTCGAAACGAACATTTTTGCAAGTGCAAACGATCAAAACATAAGATACGGAATGCACATGCCACATAGCACAGCACGGCAACGATGGAAAAAATTGTTTGTGCCAATGGCGACAACATGAGTTGCATCATTTTTTATTCTCCTTTCCAAAAGTGTTGGACAGGGCAGAAAAGAATTTTGAAGTGGTATTGAATATTTCAGTCAATGTCGACTTATTCACCCATTTCATGACCTTCACCAAAACAGGCAAAGCAAACATGCTGGTAAAGCAAGCAATGACCGTGTGACTGTTCACACCAGTTCGGTTTGAAATTTCAGGGGCTAAGGCATAGCCCAAAGCAACGGACAACATGAGCGAAAAAATACGTTTTCCATAGCTCAGTGACACTTGGGTATATGCCAAAAATGCTGCACCAATTACTGCACCAAACAGTGCATCACCATTCACAAAGGGAAGGAGTGATACCAAGCCGGCAGAAGCGGTAATTGCGACAGTCGTTGATGTGGTTGGTTCAGCCATATTTTTGTTCTCAGTCCCAAAGCTGAATGCTTTGCGTTTTATTTTGTTGTGTTTGAAGTTCTGGTAACTGAACCTTTGTCCCCATCGGGAGAAATGGACCAAATTCAGACAAGTGTGGATTGGCTTCAAGTACTGCTTCGACCACACCAGATGAGCGTCCATAGTTGCGCCAACAAATTGCGTCAACCGTGTCATTCTGAATGGCATAAACAGTTTTCATTTAAACCACTTTCCCCAGAAGCTAGTTCTGTTTTTTGAGCGTGTATCAATTTTGATTGGTCCAGGCACAGGAACAAATTCAGGTTTTGCCTCAATAGCCTTCTGCAAAAGGTTATTTAAATCTGTGTTGTCGATTTTAGATTTTGTTTTACAATTACAAGGCATATAACCATTCCCATTGCGACCATCAAAACCTTTGGCACATGAATTACATTTTTTATTCATACCAACTCCACATTCAAACGACGAATTTTTTTTAAATCACGAATAGCGAAGCGCAGATCTCGACGGTAATCATCAATTGTTGGTGTCAGATCATCTGCTTTTTGGCCACCATTGTTGTTGGTGTCATAAGCACGATACTTTTCAGTCAGTTCAGCACCGACAGCTGCTGCAACGGCACGAAAATACAGAACTTCAGTGATGGGCTTTTCCACACCTTTGGTGGTGATGGTTTTTGGACTGATTTCAGCAAGTGATGCTGCTTTTGATGTCAGGGATTCGAGCTGATCATTGACTTCAATGATTGCTGATTCAATTGCTGGAATTAAACGCTGATCAGTGATACTTCCATCAAATCGCAATGCTTCACGAATGGCTTTGCTCGATATGCCAGGGAAAAATGAATCACTGGTGATGACAACTTCTTCATTGTTGCGGTTGCCGTTTGCAATTAGTCCGGTCATTGTCATTCTCTAATAGTTGAGGGGTGGAGAATTGAGTTTGTAATTACGCATAAAAATGTCATTACAGCGTCAATTCTGCCCCTCGGTTGGCGCGGGGCACTCGTTACGTCGGATGAAACATCAAGTTGCCTTGATCATCGACGACCTGTGAACCATCAGCATTCAGCATCGGTTCAGGTGAATTTTTTAATTGTTCTTTGTAAAGCTTTTCAGCCTTTTTCAGATCAGTTTTACCGCCACAGTTTTCATTTTTTGCAATCGCCATTTTGAGGAATGCAACGGCTTCAGATCCACGATCTAACTGCAGGAAAGTACGACCAATACCTAAATATAATTTGGCGCGAATCTGGTCATGCATATCGTAATCAGCAGTTAATTGAGTGGCTTTTTCAAGAACATCAAGTTTAAAGACTTGGCCATCTTGATAAGCTTTGTGTGCAGCATTACCAATTTCTTCAGCAACAATACTTGCAGTACTGCGACTAAATGAATCAGGCATTTTTAGCTCATTTTGCAAAGCATATTCAGCAAGGCTTAAACCTTGATTGAATAGACCACAGTCAAAGCACCACAACATGATAGTTGTGATCACTTCATCTTGTTCAACTCTTGCACCTGACTGAACCACACCCAGCACATAAGGCATATGCTTTGGAATCAGTTCTTTTTTCGCTTCAGCACGTTTATCTTGAGACTGAATTGAACGTAAAACATGGATGTCATTTTTCAGTTCAGTCAGTTGTAATTGGTAGACGCTTGCGTCTGGACGTACACCACCGAATTCGTCAGCCTTGGCAGCTTCTTTAGCTGCCAAAACCAGAAGGCGATGTCGTCGAGCTGGACTCAACATAAATCACCTATTATTCGATTGTGATGCCTTCAACCAATGCCACTTTTTCGTATGCTTCAATCACATACGCTTCATTTGAAGATTGATAATCTTCAATGCGGTTTTTGCTTGGTTTTTCTTGGATGTAACGACGTTTTGCATCTTTTTGATAGTAGATTGACAGGTTGTCAAAAGACGTAATTAAAAGTGCATTGTCAGGGAAATGCGGTACACGTGCTGCAGGTAAGCCACCAATTTGTTTTTGGCTTAATAGCACTTGACCAGCCAATACATTGGTATTGTCAGATGCATCATTCACCATTGGGAAGTTTTTGTCTGCCAACAGTGAACGACCACAGATCACGACCAGATCCGTATCATCTTGATGGACTTCATCAATCAATTCATTGACTGCATCAACTACCAAGGCATCTAAGTTTTTGTATGCACCAGTTGCACCAACTGTCACTGTCGTCATTACGCGATCAGCTGCATTGGTACGGATTTTTTGTAACCAGCCGATGTTCACGTCCTGCAGTTTTGCATTTGTAGAACGGTCAGTGGTTGCTGCTGCTGAGGTACCATTGAAACCAATCATGATACGATCTAAAGCAATCGCTTTAGCAACGGCATTGGTCCAACGTTGATGGAAGTCAGCAAACGGAGCCCATGCATCAAGTTTTGCATAAGGAATTGCCACATCGAAATTGGTTTGTTTGCATTCATATTTGTCTGCACCTAAACCGGTTGGATCAGTTGGTGTACGTTCACCATTACCTGTAGTGTCAGTACGACCTGCAATCGTTGAATTGACAGATAGACCAATTGCTTCACCAGTTTGAGCATCAACAGGGATGATATTAATTTTTTGAAGAAATTCGCTTGAAGCCTGAATTTTTTCTTCCATTTTTTGAGCTGGTGCAGGTGCTACTGTGAATTGCACCTGCGCCGATTCAACACCGTTGAGTTCAGCAACTTTTGCCAAACTATGATTGAATTTTTTACGTGTATCGTTACGCATTTTTTTCTCGCTTATAAGCAATATTTATGGACTGCTAACAGTGATTAAACTATTAGCACTCGATTTGTTCAGAGAAGTTGCCAGTGTTTTCAGGGGCAGGTGGTGTACCTGGATTTTCTTCGCCTTCTAATTTGGCTTTCAGATCAGTGAAGTCTTTTTCCAATTTAGAATGCTTGGTTTTAAGTTCCGAAAACTCAGTTTCGACCTTTTGCAACTTGGTCTGACTTTCACCAAAGGTTTTTGCAATCGCTTCAAGTGAGTCAGATACTTCTTTGAATTGGTCTTTATTTTTATTGTCTTGTTCTTCTTGTTGTGGCTTCAACCAATCCAAAACTTTAGAAAACAGTCCTTTTGCTTCAGTCTCAGGATCAGTACTGTCTTCAAACTGGAGATCCACTTCTTCAGCAGCAGTAAATAAATTGTCTTTATGCTGCTTTTTAGACGTGAATGGGTTTGCTTCAGGATTCTTAGAAGCAAATTCCATAATTTGTGTACCTAATGAAGCAGGCGTATCAGTGAATGCGATACCGATCAAATAAGCTTCATTGGTGTCAGCAAAACTTGGATTTACTTCAATAGAATTGAAAAGTTTTTGTTTTTTACCATGCAGTTCAATCAGATTGTCGAATGCTTCAAGTTGTGCATATAAGCACCATTTTTTTTGACCGTTAATGTCATCTTCTTGTGCTTTAAGTCCAAGTACTTTTGCATAATTCCCAAATTCAGAACTTGGAGAAATTCCACGAATATGTTCGATATTCGCTAAAGCAGTATAAGTATTGGGGTCATAATTCTTGGCCATTTGTTGAATCCAAGAAGCTTCAATGATGCGACCATCAGTCGTAGCACCAGCGACAGCAACTCGGTAAAATTTGGATTTCTTCATTTCTGAATCCTGTGTCTATGTCGATAGATAAAATCTATTTAAAGTAGTTAGCAGAATCGGAAGAACGGCATAAACATTCAATGCAAAAGGCTTGTATTAAGTGGGTTTTACAAAGTAGCCACAATGAATAAATGTTATAGCGTTGGCTTAATGAGCCAATGGATAAAGCACTTGATACACCGAAAAATCTAAACTTCGACAAACGCCTTCTAGCAAAATTTTTGTATTGGATGGGGTGGCGAATCAGCTCGATTGCAGATTACATCGACGAGCCTGATAAAAATGTTCACGCTTGGAAAACACGCGATGAATGGGACAAAGATGCACCTGCAGGTCGAGTCGGTGAAGCTTTAACTGCTCAATTGATCAAACTGATTATTCTTGAGAAAAAAACACCTGGTGATTACAAGGAAATTGATTTGCTCATGCGCCAGCTGGAGCGCATGGCACGCATTGATAAATATTCTGACGGTGGCAACGAAACCGATCTGAATCCAAAACTCAAAAATAGAAATGCCAGTCCACGTAAGCCTAAACAGCCAAATGCACTGACTGAAGAACAAGTCGAAAAACTTCTTGAAGACTTTGATGAAGGTTTATTTGAGTATCAAAAGGTGTGGTACCGTGCGCGTGAACAGCGAAATCGTGCCTTATTAAAATCACGTCAGGTTGGTGCGACTTTCTATTTTGCACGTGAAGCATTGATCAAAGCTGTCACCACTGGTCGAAATCAGATTTTCTTGTCTGCATCCAAAGCCCAGGCACATGGCTTTAAAACTTACATCAAAAACTTTGTCATGCAATCCATTGAAGTGGATCTGCAAGGCGATCCGATTTCAATCACATTGCCATGCGGTAATACTGTTCAGCTGATTTTCTTAGGTACCAATGCAAAAACAGCACAGTCATACCATGGCGACTTATATTTTGATGAATTCTTTTGGGTGCATGGCTTTGCCACACTGAAAAAAGTGGCATCGGCAATGGCTGCCCAAAAGCAGTATAAAAAAACTTATTTTTCTACACCTTCAAGTAAAACGCATGAAGCTTATGCCTTTTGGACAGGGGATGCTTTCAATAAAGGTCGTACCAAAGAAAATCGAGTTGAGATTGACACCAGTCATGCAAATTTAAGAGACGGTGCTTTATGTGGCGACAAAATGTGGCGACATATTGTCAATATTCAAGATGCTGAACGCCAAGGCTGTGATCTATTTGATATTGATGAATTGATTGCCGAAAACAGTCCTGAAGAATTTGCCAATCTTTATATGTGTGAATTCGTTGATGATGGTCACAGTGTATTTCCACTATCCATCATTCAGCCATGTATGGTCGATTCATGGGAAGTATGGTCCAAAGATTTTAAACCGTTGGCACTTCGTCCATTTGGCAATAAACCGGTATGGATCGGATATGACCCAGCAGAAAGTGGAGATAGTGCAGGGCTTGTGGTCATTGCGCCACCTGAACCAGATTATCCAAAATTCCGTTTGCTTGAACATCATCAGTTCAAAGGCATGGACTTTGCCAGCCAAGCGCAATACATCAAAAAATTAACGACAAAATATAACGTCAAATATATCGGATTGGATAAGTCCGGTATGGGTACTGGTGTGGCGCAATTGGTTCTTGATTTCTTCCCGAATCTAACGACCTTCAATTATAGCGTCGATGTCAAAACACAATTGGTCATGAAAGCCATGGATGTGATCAACAAAGGACGCTTTGAATTTGATGCTGGATCCACGGACGTGGCCATGTCGATTATGGCGATTCGTAAAACACTGACGGCTTCACAAAGACAAATGACATTTGAAGCATCACGTGCAGAAAACATTGGTCATGCTGATTTGGCTTTTGCCATTTTCCATGCCTTCGCAAATGAGCCTTTGACCCTTGATGACCAAACAAAATCTAAAAAATCCTCTATGGAGATTTACTAATGTCCGACAGCAAAGTGCAGGCATTTACCTTCGGTGATGCTGAACCGGTGATGAATGGCCGTGACTTATCACAGTTCTATGAAACATGGCTGTGTGGCAATTACTATGAACCACATATCAGTATGAACGCTTTGGCAAAATCCTTTAAGGCAATGCCATATTTGTCGACTGCAGTGTTTTATAAAAAGAATCAACTGGTGTCTTCATTCACGCCAAATAAATTGATCAGCTCATCTGAATTTGAACGAATAGCTTTTGACTACTTAGTATTTGGCAACGGCTATTTGCAACGGATCGACAATCGTTTGAATGAACCACATCACTATGATGGGCTCATGGCCAAGTACACCAGACGCATGAAAAACTCGAATGAGTTTTTGCAGCTGCTCAATGGTTTTGAAGAACATATTTTTAAACCTGGTACCGTTTGTCACATCAAAGGAATTGATGTCGATCAAGAAATTTACGGAACCCCTGAATATATCGCTGCACTTCAATCCGTTTGGCTCAATGAATCAGCAACTTTATTCCGTCGCAAGTACTACAACAACGGATCTCATGCTGGCTTCATCTTATACATGACCGATTCAGGGATTGATGATGATGACGTGGAAGGTCTGAAACAAGCCATGAAAGATTCACGTGGTCCGGGTAACTTCCGCAATTTATTCCTTCATGCACCTGGTGGAAAAAAGGATGGCTTACAACTGATTCCGATTAGTGAATTGGCTGCCAAAGATGAATTCTTAAATATTAAAAATGTCACACGTGATGACGTTCTTGCATCCCAACGTACACCACCGCAATTGCTCGGGATAATTCCATCCAATGCCGGTGGCTTCGGATCCATCAGTGAAGCACGCGAAGCCTATTGGTATTCCGAAATTGTCCCACTTCAAAACTTATTTGCTAACACAGTGAACGAATGGGCAGGTGATCAGATCATCCGCTTCAAAGAGTTTCATCAACTTCAATTTAAACAGGAAAAACAATAATGAATATTGCTTTGGCAATTAAAAATTGGAAATTCATCGTGATGGCTGCCTTGGCCATCGCTTTGGCATTTTCAGTCATCAGCTGCACAAGTAAGTCACATCAAATTGATTTACTCGAATCACAAAAAACTTTAGCTGAAACACAACGTGATCTTGCTAGATCTGAATCTGCCGCAGCTTCACTTGAAACGGAAAAAGTATGGGCCCACCAATTATTGGAGTCAGAACAAAATGCAAATAAAAACTTACAAGCTGCGTTGGCTGCTGCCAGTGACAGTGCTTTGGCTGTTGACCGGCTGTCAAAGCAGATCAGTGATACCGACAAACGTCTGTCCTCAGGTTCCAATCAAGCCCTCATTGAATACGCCAAGACCTGCAATTCCGTACTCGAAACAATGGCAGACCGTGGTGGAGCAATCGCAAAGTCAGCTGATGAACACGCAATTGATGCAGAAAGATTAGACCAGGCATGGCCAGAGCAAGTGAAGCCAGATAAACATAGCTAATCACAGTATTTACACGAAAATAAAAGTCCTCCATGTGTGAGGGCTTTTTTTTGGCCAAAGTTTCTAAAACCACAGAATCCGGTTCAAGCCGGGCGGTTAACCCCCCACCTCACCTGGGCAGTAAATGTGTCGAATATTCAACAAAAAATGTATCAAACCCTTTGACCTTCTACGCTATAGCAGTACTGGTATAGAACAGGGAAAAGCATTCAAAAATCTATTCTACAAATTTCTACAGGGATTCAATAAACCCCTACAACTTACGATTTATGGAAATTTTATAAAGACATAAAATAATGGTCAAAAAAGGTTAGAAACACTAAAAATGAATGATTTATTAATTTAACTATCTGATATTTAATAAATAAAATCCTAACCATGTAAAGGTTAGATGTGGTTAGAGAAAAGTTTGAAAATGTAAAAAATACATATAAAACAATAGATTAAATGGTTAGAGTTACTAACCTTTTTTTAGGGTTAGAACTATCCTTAATCTATCCACTTTCTAACTTTTTAAAATTGTAATTAAAATAATATAAATCATATATTTGAATATTAATTTATAAAACTCTAACTTTTCTAACCTCTATTTTTTGTCACCTAAAATTTTCTAAAAATTAGAAATATGCATAAGGCATACTTTTCTCAACTTTGGCTAATGTTGCCATGTATGAGCGATTTTGTGTTCTGATCCCAAAGCAGGATTTGAACTGAAATGTGGGGGTAATCCTCTTGGTGTTATACAGTTGTTATACTAAAACTGGGTATTATAATTTTTATCATTAAAAATCAATATTCTGTGTTATTGATTAGGTAGCCGCCACCTCCACCAAAATTCGATTCGGAGCAATCCGATGAAATATAAAAAAGTCTTTAAGTTCAATACTTAAAGGCTTTTTTATTTGGTTGTTTGTCCGATGCAATTCGACATAGTTTGACTACATTTTTGCTTTCTGTGGGTTAAAAATGGGTTAATTTATCCATCTTATCCCCATCGAATTTGGTTGACTCAAATAAAATTTCTGGATTTTATCAATTTCTGCTTCATGCTTATCGATTTAAAAGCCAGTCAAACGCTTGGTAAAAAATGTCTGACTTTCTTTAAATACAGGAAATCCTTTTTATTAATTCTGATCTCCACACGATAACGCATTGTTCCATCCTTAAGTTTTCATTGTGGTATAGTACCCGCAAAATTTACACCATAAAATTTGCGCCTTTGTGGCTCAAAGATGGTATAGATTTTAATCGAAACGGTGCAAATTAGGCCTCGATGGTTGCAAATAATTTAGTATCAACATCAACTTATATGGATGATTTTTAATGATTAAATCAGAAAAAATTGAAAATACTAAAGATTTAAGAATCAGCATTGCCCCGATGATGGATTGGACAACCCGAGACTATCGTTTTTTTGCACGACTATTTAATCCCAATATTGTGCTGTATACCGAAATGGTAACGACAGGTGCGATTATTCATGGCGATGCTAAACGCCACTTAGATTTTAATTCACAAGAGCATCCATTGGTCTTACAACTCGGTGGTTCAAACCCTCAAGATTTAGCAACCTGCACAAAAATGGCCGAAGATTGGGGCTATAACGAAGTCAATCTAAATGTTGGCTGTCCAAGCGATCGTGTCCAAAACAATAAAATTGGCGCATGTCTAATGGCTGAACCCAACCTTGTTGCTGAATGTATTGACCAAATGCAAAAAGCTGTTTCTATCCCTGTAACAGTCAAACATCGAATTGGGATAGATGATATGCAGTCCTATGAAGAAATGCTGCATTTTGTAGATACTGTTGCTGCAACTGGTTGTACTCATTTTGTGGTACATGCTCGCATCGCGATTTTGCAGGGTTTATCACCGAAGGAAAATCGTGAAGTTCCTCCGTTACGCTATGAAGATGTCTATCGTTTAAAACGTGAACGTCCAAATTTGACCATTGAAATTAACGGTGGCATCAAGACCTTTGAGGAAACACAACAACACCTGCAACATGTAGATGGCGTCATGATTGGTCGTGAAGCCTATCATAATCCTTATTTACTTGCGGAGTTTGGACAATTCTGGAACTTAGACATGCCAGATCGATTTAACATCATGCAACAGATGATGCCTTATATCGAAAAACGTTTAGCCGAAGGCGCGCCTCTTTCGATTATTACTCGACATATTTTAGGTTTATTTCAAAATCTTCCAGGTGCACGTAAATGGCGACAAGCCCTGAGTGGTGGCAATGCCAAGTCTATTCGTGATATTGAAATTGCATTAGTAAATATTCGTGAAACTATTCAACGATCAGAAGAATCTCAGCAAGAACAGCATATATAA